CATTAGGCATCAACGCGGTGAATCCTTATGTGACCTTTGGCGCTCCCGTATTGGGGCCTCTTTAAAATCGGAGAATCATCCATGGCTGACCTTAGCGAATTTCAACTGACGGTAAACTTAGAACTCTTGAACACCCTGCGCTTTGGTTTATCGCAGCTACCGGGCGCTGCGCAGCGGGCCGATCAGGCGATCCAGGCGGCGATCACGCAGGCGGCAGAGGCGGCGAAGGCCAAAGAGGCGCTTGATCCGGCCGAGATCGAGCGACGCGAGGTTAAGGCTCAGGTCAAGAACATGCACTCAAACGGCCACGCCTGATGCAATCCTTCACCACCCAGACCTACCCCCTGATGCTCCCGTTGGCCGATAACACCGCGATCACGGCGGACACAACGCAGTTCACCGCCGATGGCGCGTGCTTAGTCAATGGCGGGGGGATCCTGATTGAGGGGGAGCGCTTGACGAGCGATACCGCCGCCGGCATCAGGCGCTGGTAAATGCCGACCGTTCCGCACGACTTGGAGGCGCCGGCGGTCACGGATGATGAGATATGGCTTGAATGCGCCGCGCGCCTTAAAATTGCGGTCGAGGCCGAGAGCGATAACCGTACCCAAGGGATCAAGGCCTTGGAATTTAGGGACGGCCAGCAGTGGCCCGATGATCTTTACAACCAGCGCAGGCTCGATAAACGACCCTCGCTCACGATTAACCACACCAACACGTTTTGCAGGCGCGTGGTCAACAACATGCGCCAGCAGCGGCCGCGGATCAAGGTGCATCCGGTGGGCGATGGCGCGCAACTCCCCGAGTCCCAAGTCATCGAGGGGTTGATACGCCACATCGAGAACATCTCGCAAGCCTCGGTGGCCTACGACACCGCCGGGGAATCGGCGGTCAATATCGGCTGGGGGTATTTTAGGATCGTAGGGGACTACATCGATGAGAAGAGTTTCGATCAGGAATTAAACATCCGCGCGGTGCGTAACACCTTCACAGGCTATATCGACCCCGCCTCGATCGACCCCGCGGGCTGCGATATGGAATGGTTCATATTCTCAGAGAAAATGAAGCGCAGCGACTATCAGCGGCAATACCCAAAGGCCGAGAACGCCGAGTATCAACACTTGGGCGAGGGGGATGAGAAAGCCGACTGGGAAAGCGCTCAAGAGATACGCTTAGCCGAGTACTACCGCGTCACGAAAAAAAAAGCGCTCCTCTACCAGATGAGTAACGGCATGGCCTTGTATAAGGAGGACATGGCGCAATTGACGAAGGAGCTCACCGCCGCGCAGGTTCAAGTCGTGGGGGAGCGCACAAGCTTTCGGCGCTCGATCGAGTGGTTTCGCATCAATGGGCGCGCGGTGGTCGATAAACGGGAACTGCCCGGCCGGTATATCCCCGTGGTGCGGGTGGAGGGCAATGTGCTTGATTTGAATGGCCGGGTGCGGCGCAAGGGCATGATCACGGATCTGATGGATCCGGCGCGCATGTTCAACTATTGGAGGAGCAAGGAGACGGAGGTTCTCGCCTTGACGCCCATCGCCCCCTGGGTGGGTGTAGCGGGCGCCTTCGATGGGCACCCCGAATGGTCATCGGCCAACCAAAAATCGTACTCCCGATTAGAGTACGAGCCGGTCTGTATCGAGCAGCCCGATGGCTCAAAGACACCGCTCCCGCCGCCCGAGCGCACGCCCCCGGTGCAGGTCCCCGCAGGCTTTGCCGAGGCCGCCCAAAGCGCGCAGCAGGACTTAATGGCCGTTGCCGGCATGCCGCACGAGCCGGGGCAGGATAGCGCAGGCTCAGTGGTCTCAGGCGTCGCGCTTCGCCAACGTCAAGCCTTGAGTGATATCGGGCACTTTCAATACTACGACAACCAGACGCGGGCCATTGCCCACGGCGGGCGGATCCTCTTGGACCTCATCCCCTTCTACTACTCGACGCAAAGAATGCAGCGCATCATCGGGGAGGATGGGGTTCCCTCGATGGTCGGCATCAACCAGCCGCAAGCCCCGCAACCCGAAACGCCCATGAGTAAGGCGGTCTCGGCGGTCAAGAATGATCTTTCCATCGGCCGCTACGATGTGGTGATGGATACGGGGCCGGGGTATGAGAGTAAGCGCCAGGAGGGCGCCGAGGCCATGCTCGATCTTTTGAAAACCCCCTTAGCCGAACCCATCGCGAAGGTGGGCTCGGACCTCATCGTGCGCAACATGGACTTCGCCGGGGCGGATGACCTTGCCGACCGCCTGATGCCCGTGAACCCGCAAGGGATGGATAAGGTGATCGCGGAATTGCCGAAGCAGGCCCAATCCATCGTCAAGGCCCTGCAGCAGCAGATGAGCCAGATGCAGCAGGAGCTGCAAAAGGCGCAGCTCGAAATAAAATACAAGTCCCAGATCGAGCAGGGCTGGATGCAGACCGAGATCACCAAGGCGCATCTCGCCGCTACAACAAAGGCGCACGACACCGAAACTCAAAGCGACACCAAGCGCTTCGATACGCATGTGAAATCCGTGACCGCACGGGATGTGGCGGAGATCAACGCCGGGGCGCAGCTTTTGAATACGCACGTCGAATCGGCGCATGAGACGGTGGCGCGGCGTGAGACGTTGGCGGCAGCCGAGAAGGCTCAGAAAACCTCGATTCAATAACCCGTCGCTGGCCGGTAGCCAGAAGTTAAAAGCACCTAACGGTGAGGATCAAGTATGGGCAAGGTAGTGACCTCCGAGGGGTTAAACGAGTTCATCCAAACGGGCAAGGCGGATGAGATCAAGAACGATCCGAAGCCTGAGGAGCCCGCAAAGGCCGAGCCCAAGGCGGAACCGAAGGCTGAGCCCGAGGCAAAGGCCGAGCCCGCAAAAGAGGACGATGACGCCTACGCCGATGTGGACGATGACACCAAGGCGGAGGTCAAAAAGGCTGAGCGCTTCGATAAGCTCATGCGAAAGAAGCACCGGCAGATGAAAGAAGCCCAGGAGGAGCGCGCGGAGTCCGAGCGCTTCGCAGAGACCCAATTTAATACGGCCCGCATCGAGCGCGAGCGGGCAGCGGCGTTGGAGGCAGAGTTAAAGCAGTTGCGGGAGACGGCCAAAAAACCTGACCCCGAGGTGATGAGTAAACCGGACCCGCAGAAGTTCTACAACGAGCGCGGGGAGTTCAAGGCGTTTGAGTACGCAGAGGCATTGGCGAAGTGGTCCTCGGACCAGAGCATCGCAGAGTACAAGCAGCAGCAGGAGGCCGAACGGGCACAGGCCCTCAAAGCAGAGGCCGAAGCGCAGGCACAGGCACGGGTCGCAAAAACCATCGAGGCACACCCCGATTATCACAGTGTGCTCGAGCGCGCCGATGTGAAAACGCATAACGCGGTCCTGCAATACCTCACATCTTCCGAGCATATCGGGGAGGTGAGCTATTACCTAGCCAAGCATCCTGAGTACGTCACGCGCATCAACGCATTGAACCCGCTCAAGGCGATTGCCGAGATCGGGCGACTTGAACTGACCTTCGAGAAGCCGGCGACACCCGATGTGCAGCCCTCCCCGAAGGCCCCCGGAGCGCCCGCTCCCATCACGCCCTTATCTTCGAGCCTGTCGGTCAACACCAACACCGACCCCTCCAAGATGAGTTTCCAGGAATTGCGTGCCTATGAGAGGGCACGGCGTAAGTAGGCGCTCCTCATCATCACCTTGAGGAGTCGATAGCATCATGAATAACCTTTTAACCCACAGCTACATCACCAACGAGAGTCTGGTGGTGCTTGAGAATGAGCTGGTGTTCGCCAATCGCGTCGATCGGCAATACTCCGCTGAGTTTGCGGTCGCCGGCGCGAAAGTCGGCAACACCATCTCCATTCGCAGACCCCCGCGCTATGTGGGAACCTATGGGCCGCCCTTGAACGTTGAGGACACCAACGAATCCTCAAGCCCCTTGTCCTTGAACTACCAGTTCCATGTCGATGTGCAGTTCACGACGCAAGATTTGCTCTTGTCGATGGACATGTTCAAAAAGCGCGTGCTGCGCCCGCAGATTGCGAAAGTCGCGAACCAGATTGATTCCGATACCGCCCTTTATGCCATGCTCAATACCGCGACCACCTTGGGGACCTTTGGCGGCGCGACACCGAACCCGTACAAAACGTACTCGGATGCGAGAGCGAACTTAGCGGCCGAAGCCTGCCCCACGGAGGGCGAGAAAATGGTGGTCCTGGACCCCTACACCATGTCGGCGGCCACCGCGCAGGTTGCGGGGCTCTTTAACCCGCAGGTGCAGTTGGGCAAGTGGCTTGAAAAAGGCATGATCGCGAAACAATTCGCAGGTTTGGATTGGTGGGAGGATCAGAACATCCCCACCTTTCAGACCGGCGCGCAAGGCGGGGTGCCGGCGATTGCGACGGTTCCCGCCGGAACGGCGCTCATGACGACGGGCTGGGCCGCAGCGGGGACGCTGCAGACCAAGGGCTGGACCGCAGGGGCGGCGGTGGTCAATGTCGGGGACACCATCCAGATCGCGGGTGTGTACCCGGTCAATCCGCAAAACCGCATGCAGTACGGCAAGGCATTGAAGCAATTCGTGGTGCTGCCGCCGGGTGGCTTTGTCGCGCCCCCGAATGGCGCTGCCGTTACCGGGGTCATCTATGGGGCGGCGACCTTGACCAATGGCGGTTGGAACCCCTTGACCGGCCAATACACGGCCGATGCGGGTGGGCTTTTGACCTTGACCATCGGGGATCCTCTGATCTCCTCGGGGCAGTTCCAGAACGTCACCAATGCACCCAACCCTTCGGCGTTGATTACGGTCAATGGCGGCACGGCGGCGGCGAATGTGACCTCCCCGCAAGGGTTGGCCTTTCACAAGTACGCCTTTGCATTGGGGTTTGCGGACCTGCCGCTCCCCGGTGGGGTGGCGATGGCGGCGCGTGCCTATGACGATCAGGATACCAACATGAGTATCCGCATGATCACGCAGTACACGATCAACAATGACAGTGAACCGACCCGTGCGGATGTGCTCTATGGCATCGGCTCGCTCTATCGCTCCCTCGGTATCCGCATCGCCGGCT